GTAGGCTCACCTCCGCTGAACGACCAATGGAACTGGTTAAACCCATTGGCTCGCGCTTGACGCTTAATCTCATCTACGGTGGATTTATACACTTCAAGCGGTTGGTGATCTATTTTGTCACTGCGAGCATAAGGCCAGCAGTAAGAGCAGTTGTAATTACAAAAACGTCCCAGTATCCAACTAACGTTGAACAAGGGACGATCTAGCATGGTCCGTTGACCAAACTTACTTATTTGTTGGAACGGGATATCTTGAAAAGAATGCATGTAACCACTCAAAGTCATTTATTTTGCCTAAGGCTTCTAAGTCTCCTGCTTTTTGCATACCGTACATCTTGCCATCTTCTGCACCTAGGTACGCCCAATCATTATGTGTCTTATCTTGGAAATATGTACACCATGTCATTAAACGTTGTTCTGTTTCTGCATCTACTTGTCCGTCAATAACTTTTGCGGCAAGTTTTACACACTCACGGAAAGCACTCTTCCATGTATTAAACGGATCTGTGTTGAATGCTGTAATATTAGACACTTGATCCATGGCTTTAAATTTTGTACTGATACTTGTTGTCATATCAGGTTTAGTAATGTCCATATCTAGTGTAAGTTTGCGTGGAAGTAGTTTGACTCCACCATAACCATATTCTAATCCATTAATAGGATTTTGACTACGCCATACATGAACAACATCCAAGTCATATTCGCTGACTTCGTGATCAAAGTTAAAATCTTCTAACACTTCCGCATCGCCGTCTACTACCCAAAACATTTTTGTAAAACATTTCTTTGCGGCAGCAATATGCGCTTGATGTATACCCTTGATATCTTTAACACGTTTAGCCAACGGAAAACGTTTTTTAAGACGTTCCCAATTGGCTTCTGCGTTAGGCTCTCCGTAACTAATGAATACAATATCGTACATCAGTGCCACTCCACTTCAGGAAACATTGTAATTGTTTTGATCTCTGTGGTATGCGGAACTTCTGCAATGTGAAACACTGCATCTGCAACAATCGCAGGATCTAGTGCATCTTCTGCACTACCGCATGGATAAGGATTCTGTTCATTCCACAGTGTAGTATTAATACCACCTGGGTGAATACTAGAAACTTTGATTTTTCTAGCACGTAATTCTTGTCCAAGAATACCTGCAAAACTCCTCAATGCGGCTTTGCTTGCACAGTACAGACTTTGATTTTGTATTTCTCTAAGTCCAGCAACACTGTTAATAAAAATAATTCTACTGCCTGCTTGCATGGATTTTAAGGCTTCCATGGTTACATACATTGTACCTTTGATGTTTGTATCCACTATAGTGCAGACATCAATATAGTCAACTGAGTCAAAAGGGCCGCCGTGGAATGCCGCACTATTGTTAACTAACAAATCTATCTGTGTACCAACTTTACGCATAGTATCAAATGCACTATGCACTTGACTGATGTTTGCAATATCTGCTGTATAGTGTGTATAGTTTTCTAATCCTTCAGGCGCAGTTCTGCCAATGCCATTTACGTGCCAGCCGGCAGCAATAAATTTCTTTGCAATTGAAAGTCCTAATCCTCTACTCGTTCCTGTAATAACTACTGTTTTCATTGTAAACTCTTTAACCTCTGTGTGGCTTGTTGTAATTCATTGTAGGTTACGTCGTTGATGATCTCGCAACGTCCAATACTCACAGGTATTGGGAGATATTGATTACCATTGCGATGTGTCATAACGTCATTAAGACCTTTCCATAACAAATCTACGTCATAGAAGTCTTCATGCTCTGTTGGTAAACTACAATTTTTAATTGTTTTAAAAATTCTCTCTAGGTGATCGTTAGACAAATATCCTCTTAGATTGCTTATACAACTGCTCAACAAACAATCTAATATTACTGCTTCTCCGTGTAGTAACTTTGGAACATTCTTCATTTCAACCATTGGGCTAAAACTGTGACCAAAATCTACAGGACGTTGTAAATCTCTTTCCCACAAGTTGTCGTTGAGTTCTTGTGTCATTCCAGATATTGCTCTATCAATAATTTGATCAGCCAATACGTGATTTTGAAACTTTTGATTTAGGAGTTGTTGTGGTGCTAACTCCATCATTTCAAACAAGTTGTAATCTAACACTATGGCTAATTTTAAAATCTCAGCCATACCGTTAGCAATTTCTCTACGATCCTGTGTCTTAATAAACGACTTGTCTATTAAGGTAGATACAGGAGGATAAAAACTACCTATTCTATTCCTGCGGTCAAAGTGATTAATACTAGTCTTTGCGCCAACGCTGGCATCAACAATGGCTAGTAATGTTGTAGGTATTCTAACATAAGGGATACCTCTACGATAGATACTACAACAAAATCCTACCAAGTCTAATAGCACACCCCCACCGATAGCAATAATTGGTTCGCTTCTACGTAACACATTCTTCTCTTCAAAGAATGCAAGTACACGCTCTGCGTTTTTCCAATGCTTTTCGGCTTCGTTTGATTCTAGTGTTAAAAACTCTACACCTACGGGAATACGATCCTTGTATAGATTATACACTGTTTGATCAATGATTGCAATCCTACGTTGACCCGGAATAACGTCAAAATCTAACGCATCGGGCACACGATGAATTTCAAATTCAACAGGAAGATTGGTTTTTACACGCCATGTCATAGTAGTCTATTTACTAGACTACAGGCATGGGCATAAAAAAACTTTGCCGCTTCTATATTATCTGCGTGACACTTAAAGGGCAACATTCTAAAGAATTGAGTGGCTTCAAAAAGTTTTACCAAATTGTATTTTTTAGGATATCTATATTTTAACTCATCGTTGAACAATTCATTAAAATAAACAAGATTCTCAGGAACTGCACCTATAGAAAAATCGGTAACATTGCCTTTAACTTTGATAGTCCCATCATTGATTAATCCGTACAAACTGTTACTACATTGAAGCACTTGACTATAGTCCATAAATTGGCTATCGACTATGCCTTCTTCGTACAAATCTATGAATACAATTCTATCAGTCTCTGGATCATACAAGATATTTTCTAGTGTAGGATTTCCGTGTACATAACATTCGGAACTAATAATTTCATCAAATAGTTTAAAAAATTCTTCAATTCTATTTTTAATGCCACTAAAAGTTTCGCCTTGATGTACGTATACGTCTAAATTATAAAATTGTTCAAACTCAGGAAACTGTCTAGCATCATTTAACTTTTGTAGAACTTCTTCTTGGAAATAAAGTTTAAGACTACTAACGTTTGGAGCATACTTGTTTACATGCAATCTGTCAAAGGCAAACCACAATGCTTTGTGCATTTTTTCTGTTTGATATCTTGTTAATGCATTTTCCTTAAACAAGGTTTTAATATCTTTTGCATCAATGTATTCAATATCAAAGTATGCGCCATCTGCTGTAATACCAGCATCGTAGACTTTTGGAACTAGTCCTGGAACTAAAGCGTTAAACCTTTGTAATTTTTTTAACTGGCTATACCAACGTACATAACCATACTCTCTATCAGCACTAGTGGAGATAAGTTTTCTTACAAACTTCTTATCTCCGTCTATGTGTAATGAAGTTGAATTAAGACTGCCGCCTTTTAACTTAATCACTTGCATATTAAAATTCTAACACCCATTCAGGTAAAGATCCGTTGTTAGTTTTGTAACCCCATTTGTCTATGGCAATTCTAAACTCTTCGCCTGGCTTTTTATCAATGGCCTGTCGCATAGCAAGTGCTCCTGCAAGTGTTCCGTTTGGATGTCCGTGTACTGCGCCTCCGCAGTTTGCAAGGAAGTTTGTTCCAAACTTCTCAGTAGTGGCAGTTACAATACCTGGATGCATACCGCAACTTAATGCTGGCAATACATTTCTCTTGTGCAAGGTTTCCATAGTGTATTTGAGTTCTTCTTCATCGTCACTAAGGTAACCTCCCCACATACCTGCATGGATAGTATCAACTCCGCACAATCCTGCAAGGTCACACAATACTGCCCAATCGATGCCAAACGGATTACGTTTGTCTGTGAGAATCTTGTCACCGCTCTTCTGGTAATGAATAAACAAAGGCAAGTCTAGTTTACGAATAGAATTGTAAACACCTAGTCCACTCCAGAAGTTAATGTGAATACCGTTGCCGCCATTGTTGGCTACAAACTTAGCACGTTCTAGAATAGTGTGATGATCTCCGTTAATACAGAAACAATAGATAACATTGCGTCCGCAGTTATTAACAATGTTGGAAATTAATTCAACACGATCTTCAAGACTACAAAAACTTGGATTACTTAAAATTTCATCTTCTTTGATAAAATCAACACCGCCGTCTAACAGTTCTTTAACCATATCGGCTAGTATACTAGGGCTAATACCTGTTTTAGGTTTTACAATAGCACCAGACAACGGCTTGTCATAACGATTAACAAATTTTCTAATACCGTCAATACCTTGTCGTGGTCCTAAAAAGTTCTTTTCAACATCAGCAGGAAACTCAATATGTTTTAGTCTACAAACTTTAAACATATTAATATCTAGTTGTCCGCCCATGAGTTGACACATTAGATGACTGATGCCATCTCCTTGCCAATCTGTGTTTACTTTAGGAAATCCAATTTTTACTGTGCCTGCATATTTGCCTGTGAGTTCTGTTTCACTGTGATAAATTACACATGATGACAGTTCAAACAAGTCATCACTTTCCCAACGGTTACGAACGTTAGGGTTTCCTACACTTTGACCAATGGCGAGATTCCATGAGGCGTCTCTCAAGTCTCCAAGGTTCTCATATGTTTCAATATAATAAGTTACTACAACGCATCTATTCTTTTCTAACTCGGTTAAATCCCGAAAAAATTTCATGCTTGATTCCTTTTACTGCTCTCTATTATTTGTTAACGACATCGACCTCAAACTTATCGTCTGGGTCACTTAAATTTCTAACTACTACTAACTTAACATCAGTCAAATACTCGCATTGACTGATTTCATACGGATAAAGGACAAAGATTTCTCCTGGTCCGAATACCTCTCCGTTGATCTTTATATTGCCTTCTACTACTAAATTAATTTCTGTACTCTTTTTATGAAAATGATCTTGATGGAACTCTCCTGCTGTATGCTGATGAAATCCTACTTCAAAATTTTCTTTTAATAGGCTTGGTTCAAAGTTTCCTACAAACCAGCCCTTAACAAAATCTTTAATATGTGCGTGTTTCATGTTAATCAAAAAATGCTGTATTGCCGTTGAAGTGCATAAAGTCGTCGGGAGTGCCTACCGGCCAAAAATCTTTATTATCTATGGCGAATTTTTTAACTTTTAGTCCTCGTTGAATAGAGTAATTGTAAACCGGGGCAACATAATATTCTCCGTTTTCTTTGTGTCCTTCTGCTATCATTTGTTCAGCATCTTGAAAGAAATCTCGAGTATGCGCCCAGTGATAGAAACCTATTGTAGCATCATTACTAATTACTTGTTTTTCCCGTACTTCTACTACGAATCCGGCTTGCTCTCTAACATAACTACACTTTGGACTTGTTTCTTTATATGTGACAATAAAGTTTACATCGGGTTCTCTTTGCATTTGATCAATTAAGTTAAAAGGACTCCAATTTAAATATTGGTCACAATTGACACTTAACATAGGAGAATTTATATCTTTAATATAATTCTTTGCCAGTAGTAAACTTTCGGCGGCACCTTGTGTTTTTCCTTTAGATACAATGATTTCGTCGCCAAGGCCAAGAAGAAGTTTTTCCAAATGTTTATTCTCTAATAGTTGATCTTCCCTAACAACAAAGTGTATCTTGCCTGGAATCTTTATAGTTTCAACGGCATGATAAATCATAGGGGCACCATTGTATGCCAGTAAAAACTTAGGCAAAGAAAATCCCATGTTTTTAAAACGACTACCTTCTCCACATAATCCCATTATGATATTCATTTAATTTCCTTTGCAAGTATGTCTGCCCAAATTTTATGTGTTTC